CTCTTCCGATCTGTGACGCTCGACCCCGATGAGTGAGTCCATTTAAAAATGGTTTGTCGGTTGAAAGAATGAAATTTATCAATATTTTAGAGGTGTTGCATGTTGGGTTCAGAATTTGACGCCATAGCCAGACCGCTTGCCCAGAAGATAGCTGGCGTTGACAGCTCATGCTGTCCGCAGTGTGGGCAGTTATTCAGCCAAAAGGTACAGCGCAGCATGGCTGATGGTGGTCGCGTAAAGTGCCAGCATTGTGATTTTTACGGCAACTGGCGTTTTGGCACGATCCTGCATAACTCCCGCCTTAGTAACACACAATTCATTGCCCTGTTTTTCCGCTACACCGTGGCTGATGATGCTCCTGCCATAGCTGCACAGCTTGGCCTTGCTCCTGCCACAGTACGTTACTGGCGCGAGAGGATATTACAATCCGTTGCAGGTGATCCGGCGCATGAATAGTCCTGTGCAATCACTGGCTGGCGTCAACCTGTCTCTGTTTGATGCCCCGGCACCACCACCTGCTACACCAGATCTGTCCGCCCTGGTCAAGATCAAGCGTGCCAGCAACGGGGCAGAAATCCTGCTTTGCACGGTTCATCCGGCACCGGCGGCAGCAGTAGCCGAGTCCAAGCGCCTGGGGCTGGCACTCTTTACGCCACCAGAAATACCATTCATGCGGCAGCTGGCCGAACAGAGCCCGGATCAACTGGACAAGATGCTAGAGATCAAGCGGGTATTCGGCGGCACCATCACAAGTCACAAGGACATTTCATGAGCTGGTCCACCGATAACCTCTCACAAGACCAGCGCCAGCAGATCGCTACTGATCACTTCACCGTCCAGGAGCAACGGGGCGATGAACTGCACGGACTCTGCCCTGCCCACGACGACCACAACACCAGCTTTTCATACAACGCCGTAAAAGACGCATGCAACTGCCTTGCCTGCGGATTCAAAGGCGACCTGATCGCCTTATGGGGCGCAGCCACCGGCCACACAGACAACACCGAGGCTTTCAAGGCATTCAAGGCCCGTTATAGTGATGGCACGGTTCCTGCCCCTACATCTGGCAAGCGCAAGGGGGGTCTAACTCCGGGTGCGGAGGGGGGCGCGGGGGATGATTCCTCTGATGACGCAACAAAGATCATCCCGGAAAAAGAATGGGAACAATTACCACTGTTGCCTGAAAACTGGCGCAAGCGTTGTATTGATAAATTCGGATGGTCGGAAGAAGTAATCGACCGTTTTGGGTTCAGGCTTCGTACCTTCAAGGATGAAACCCGCCTGGCAATACCTATCCGGCGCGATGACGGCGCTATGGTCAATATCAGACTGTACCTGCCTGGTGGTGCTGATAATAAAATCATCAGCTGGGGCGCTGGATATGGCAAAGCAAAACTGTTTCCGGCACCGTCAACCTGGGCGGGCTGCCCGATCATCATCTGTGAAGGCGAAAAAGACACCATTACCGCCATTAGCAACGGCTTTAACGCCTGCACGCAAACCAGCGGTGCCAACAGCTGGGATGATAAACGCTTCAACCGTTTTTTTGGCGGCCGTAAAGTTTACATCGCTTACGACGCAGACGAACCCGGCGCAAAAGGTGCAAAAAAAGTAGCGGATAAACTGGCCGATGCCGCCGGTAGCGTCTGGATCATCCAGTGGCCTTCCTTCATGGAAAAAGGCGACGATGTAACTGACTGGTTTACCAAGCACGGCAAAACCGCTGAAGAATTCACCAACCTGCTACTGGATGCCGTCCAGGTCGGTAAAAAAGAAAGCAAAACCGGACGCAGCCGTGCTGAAAAAGCCGAGCGCGTACCGGACGAACAACAGAAATATTTTGAAGGTGGCAGCCTGCGGCCTGTCCGGGTGGCAAACGATGTACTTACCGCCCGTAAAATAGCAAACGATCCCAAAATAGGTGTCACTTACCAATGGAACGGTCGTTGCTGGGAAGAAATACACGAATCAACCATACGTCACCAGATCCTGGTGCTGCTCGGTGATGTCGGGAAAACGCAATACGTGTCCGATGTAGCGCGGATAGTCGCTGATATGTCCGGCATCCGTGGTGACAGATCATTCAACGACCGGCCCGGCATGCTGCCACTGCAAAACGGAATCTTCAGCCTGCAAAACATGCAAGTAGATCCCCATAATCAAGACAACCTCAACACCTATTGCCTGGATATATCCTTCAAACCAGATCCTGACAACATCCCGCAATGCCCAGTATTCAGCCAGTTTATGACCGATTTTATCAAAGACCCGGCCTCACGTCGTGAAGTTCTTAAATTTATGGCCTACTGCTTCACCCGTGAAACCAAACACGAAAAAGCCCTGTTCCTGATCGGGCCTGGTGGTGATGGTAAATCAACATTCATCCGTATCATGGAATTCCTGCTGGGCGAAATAAACGTCAGCAACGTAAGCCTGGGAGCCCTTGAAGATCAATTCCAGCGGGTACTGCTGAAAGACAAGCTCTTAAACGTATCAACCGAGATCGAGGGCGGCCTGCTGCAGTCCGGCATGTTCAAGGCAGTTGTCTCTGGTGATCGTATCAGCGCCAGCTACAAACACCGCGACGGCTTCAGCTTCAAACCGGTGGCCAAGCACATCTTTGCCGCCAACAAATTTCCGCCCATACAAGACACCAGCCGGGGCCTGCTGCGTCGGATGATCATCGTTGAAACCGCCCGCAGCTTCAGCACTCCAGATCTGGGCCTGGCAGATAAACTGCTGGCCGAGCTTGACGGCATCTTCATCCAACTGATCCACGCCCTTAAACTGCTACAGGAAGAAGGTTTCAAGGATGAAGAAATACCGTACCTGGTCGAATGCAAGGCCCGTTTTGCCGAAAACAACAACCCGGTGATCGGCTTCATCAACTCCCATGTTGAAGAATGTCACGAAGCCCAGATCGAAACGCTCAAGGTTTATGAGCGGTACGTAAAGTTTTGCAGCAAGCGTGGATATAAACCAAAGACAGAAAACAACTTCGGCAAAGAATTAAAGGGCCATTTACCAAAAATTGAAAGAAAACGGGAAGGTGGAGGGCGAAGGCTCTACTTCTACCACAACCTTTTACTGGTTGATGATGAATTGTAACTGCTGAATCCGTCCCGAGAGCGTCCCGAGACGTCCCAAGAAAAAACGCAGCTTGGGACGTTGTAACAAACCGTAATTGTTCTTTTATAGCCGAATCCGTCCCAAGCGTCCCGAGAAACAGCCGCAGTACATCCCATGCGCGAGGCATGTGACACAACACAAAACAACGGGATGTAAAAAAAGAGTGTTGTTTTTCCTATGGGGTACACTCCCCCTTTTTCTTGGGACGCTTGGGACGGATTAAGTAATTAAGTAATAAAAACAAAATGTTTCAACGTCCCAAGTAAACAAAAAGCTTGGGACGTCTCGGGACGCACTCGGGACGGATTAAAAAAACGGAGGTTTTATGAAAGCATCGGATCTTATTTCACGGCTGCAGCACCTGGTTAAACAGCATGGGGATGAAGATGTCCTGATTGACACTGGCATGACGCTTTGCGTGATTGATGAAGTTGATATGGGCGGTGGTGATGAAGGGCTGATCATCTGGGCAGGCGATCTGGCGGATGGTGAATAGTGGTTTTCCCGGACACTAAAGGCTATGGCCCAGGCGTTAAGGATCACGATGTCTGCAATCGCCCTGATGCATGCGGCAGCTGCTTGCAGTACCGGCATTTAAAAGCTGAATGCCGCCGTTTAGTGCTCAAGCGGTTGGAAGCTGAGAAACAGTCATGTTTGTTTTAGCCTGGACAAGCGGTCATAAACCGCCACGGACTATGTTTTTTATGGAAGCTGGAAAATATTGGAATGCCACAGAAAAATTATCTGAGGCCAAGCGGTTCAAAACTTCTGATGCCGCCATAAAAACATATCGTACCAGGTGCACGGCTTGGCCGGATGATGAGCCGTATGTATCTGCAATCAAGTCCGGCAGGGTTAGGGCTGAAAGTTTAGGCCAAGGTGCATTGGCAATTTAACGCAAACGAGATAACCGGCTGGCTGTAAGCCAGTCCGAGTTGATTGAGCTGTTATACGACATGGGAGGTTGATATGAAAATATACAAGGACATAGAGATTTACGTTGATGGCTGTAAAAACACTTGCGAAGTAGGATTTCACATTGACGCTGATGATTGCCGCTTGGCAATAGCTGACAACCACCAAGAAGGTGAAGCCGCTGTACTACGTGGGTTCTCTGATTTCATAAGTTTTTTTAACTCAGTACCAGAAGAAATATATACGGGCTTCACCGATAAGCACCGGGAAATACTTTCCGAACATTTAGAGAAGGTACTGACCAAGATCAAAGGTGCGGATGTCGTATAACGCACACGAGATAACCGGATTGCGCCAGATGGAATGACAGACAGGAAAGAAGAGCTCACATGGAAAGCGTTGATAATACAAGCATTGTAAGCAAGTCCGAGTTGATTGAGACGTTAGGGGAGCCCGTGCCTACACAGTGCCGAACCGCATTTGACAAAGCTGGTTACTGGCCAAACCAAGTGATGTGGAAAGCATGGGAAACAGCATGGATGCAAGCCACCGCAATAGAGCGCAAACGCTGTGCTGAACTGGCTGAATGTTACACGGTTGAAATAAACGACCCAGTTGACGGCTGCAAAACAGTGCTGAAGTGCGGCAGAACCATTGCTGAAGCGATAATTGCGCCGGATTAGCCCCTAACGCCAGAGTTAAGGCCGATGGCGAACAGAGTGAGCCAGTCGCGCCTTGAACGACACGTTAGGTTACGAATACGAGGGGCAGCTATTATGAAAATACCAGTTAACAAAGAGTTTCTTTTTAGCCTGATGCACTCACATTCCAGACTATCTCAGGCAGAGTACGAGCGCAATCCTGCGTACAACGACAGCCATTTTTCTGCAATGGCAGAGATGGCATTTGTCAACGATCTGCCGCCTGAAGTAGTCAACGAGTATTTTGATTACGTGGACAGTAAGGAGAAGGTGCAACCATGATCCACCTCGATTACGCCGATGGCACAAGCGAATGGCTGACTGACGAACAACTAAAAGAGAAGCACCCTGAACTGTATGCAAAGTTGAGACAACCTGAACCATACAGGGAACACGGTCAAAAGCTGAAAGCAATAAGACAGCAGAATGACTATAGCATCAGAGAGCTGGCTAAAATGCTGAAAGTGAAGGGTTCTGATGTCTGCGACATTGAACAAGGCAGAGTGATGCCAAGCCAAGATACGGTTGATTTTTATGGCCGGTTGCAGCACCGAACAGCAGCAGAGTAACCTAACGCGTATTAGACACCCTAAATCACCCGGCAAAAACGACAAAATACGGGGCTGAAATTAAGTAAGCTACTGCAATTAGTAGCCTAAAAACATGAAATAACGACCTAAAAACAAGGTACAAAGCGACATGGCCAGCACAGAAAAAAGACTCACAAAAGCAGAAATACGCAAAAGCCACCAGGCCGCCTGCAGGGAAATAGGCTGTTCAAGCGCTGGTAAACTTTGCCCCTTCTGCCCACACGCAAAGGAAAACGTATGAACTGCCCAAAATGCAGCCGCAAGATGTACCAGGGACATGATGAATGCCGGCAGATAGACGGTGGCGGTGCCCGCTACCTGGGAGAACTGGTCTACAAGTGCATCAACTGCGGAACCCGCACGGCGCTGGAAATAACTCCAGTCATGCCGATGACTGCAGACCTTAAAGCCAACAAACTACCCAACAGCCTGCTAAAAGACCGCACCATAGAACTGGTACGGCCGTTTATTGACAGCATTAAACAAATGAGATCAGCCAAAAAGCCGGAGAGTTGGAACACCATAGCCAGCCTTATCAGGCAGGCCACCGGCAGCCGGATTAAAGCCCAAACCATACAGCGCCACTACTATGCAACCTTAATGGAGCCATCACCATGATGATTAATATGATTTATCACTTCCCGCGCACTAAATTTGTTGATGAAAACGGCATATATGGACAGGTCAAACACATCAACACAGAAGCAACAGAAGCCGCTGCAGAACTTGGCAATCCAGACATCATGCATGTGGCCAGAGAAGTCATGGACGTATATCACAGCGCAGAAACTGCCCTGCGGATACTGGAAGAAAAATACAAAGTCAACATCAAAGATCTAATGGAAGCCGTCTATCATAAAAACAACGCAAGGGGTTATTACCCATGACTAAAACCACCTTTGTGCAACTTCTGCAAGAACCTGAAAGCGTAGATAGAAACCGGGCGTTTTTGATGTCATGCATCATACTGTCCATGATCTGTACCCTTCAGGCTGAAGAAAAACAACACAGCGCCCGCTGGAACCGCACCAGATCTGCTGAAGAAGCAGCAATCAGAATGTGTGACATTTATCTGCCGGAAGGTTTGGATAAAGCCAGACTTGTCAGCATCTTTGATGTTGTTGACGGCCCGGTGTCAGACGTAATACGGCGCCATGCAGGATTAATGCTTGATGCTGTAGCAGAGGCGACACAATGCTAACTACAAAAACCTTCCCCACCCTGTTGATCGTACTGGATGTGCTGGCGGCCGCCGGGTATGCCTGGCACGACATCAGCGACTGGCGCAAGATTGTTTATTGGCTGAGTGCTGCGGTGCTGACCACCTGCGTGACGTACTGAGGCATTATGACTGAAGACCGCTTCAAAAACCGAAAAGAAGCCCTGCTGTGGCTGCAGAACCGTGGCCAGATCAGCACCGGCAAGTTTTATCAAGACTGTGCTGATGGCAAGATCAGCATTGCCGCTGATAAGACTCTCAGTAAATACCAGGTCATGGAATACGCAGAAAAAGTCTTCGGTTTTGTCAGGCAGGCAGCCCCGTCAATTGACCAGGAAGATAAAAAACGCCGGTTAGAAATTGAAAAGCTGGAAATGGAAGTAGAAAAGGCCCGTATCGCCAACCGTAAAGAAGATGCCAACTGGCTGCAGAAAGAAGAAGCCTGGGCACAAATGGCCGCCGTTATCGGCACCCTGCGTGATAGCCTGCGGCACCAGATACACATTGGCAGCGTGGCCATCATCCATGCTGCCGGTGGTGATCCGGCCCGTGGTCCAGAAGTGTACGAACAGGCAGAAGAACTGGTAAGCCGAGCATTTAACGAAGTAGTCAACGCCGGACGTATTGAAGGGATGTTCACAAAGGATCAGGAAACAGATTAATGCAACCCGCCCTGCTCTCCCATACCATCCCGCTGCCGGATCACTTCCCTGCCTTTCTGGCAGGTCGTGAAGTATCTTTTGAACTGCCCCGCCAGCTGCGTCTGGTTATGCGGCACCCGGAAAAGATCAAGGTCAGCGAATGGGCGGAAAAATACCGCGTGGTTTCCGATGGAGCCCATGAAGGCCCATGGCGGCATGACTATGCACCCCACACCGTCAAGATCATGGATACCTTTGGCCTGCCCTGGGTGCGTGAAGTCTGGTTTTGTGGTGTAGAGCAATCCGGCAAAACCAACACCATGATCAACTGCATCGGATGGGCGGTTGATTGCGATCCCGGCGGCATCTTCTACTTGATGCCCACAGAAGACACCGCCGCCAAAGTAACCAGCGGCAAACTGCGCCCCACCCTGCAGAAATCACCCCGGCTGGCCCGTTACCTCTCAGCCCGACAGGATGACACCACCCTGGCGCGGATCAACCTGGTCAACGGCGTTACCATCTGGCCGGCACACGCCAACAGTGCAAGCTCCATGGCCACCTGGACAGCCAAGCACTGCTTTGGTGATGAGGTAGACAAATACCCCCCCACTGTGGGCAAAGAAGCAGACCCGATAACCCTGATCAAAAAGCGGAACCGCAACTACAAAGGCCGGTATAAACGCTTTTTCTCCAGCACTCCGGCTGGCCTGTTTATCTACAAAGGTGTGCAGAACTGCCATCAGGTCTGGGAATACCGCGTCAAATGCCCCCATTGTGATGAATTCATCAAAATGGATACAGAACATCTGGTCATACCGGAAAACGCCACACCTGAAGAGGTCGAGCGCAACAGCTGCAGTTACGCCTGCAATGAATGCGGTAGCCTGTGGGATGATCAAGCCCGTGAACACGCCATCAGAATGGGGCACTGGTACTGCGTCCAGGGTGCAGATAACCACCGCCCCCACAAGGTAGGCTTCCACCATCGCGCCTGGGAATGCCTTGATATCACCCTGGCAGAGATCGGCGCGGCCTGGCTGCGTGCCAAACAGGGTGAACATGCCGCAAAGGTAGCCTGGGCAAACGGCTATGAGGCGATTGATTTTGTAGAGGAACAGGCTGCAGCTGTCACTGAAGAAAACCTGCTGCGCTACTGTTCAGACACTCCGCCGGATCTTATCCCGCCAGACACCGCCGCACTCTGGCTGTTGGTGGATACTCAACAGGACAGCTTTTATTATGAGCTCTGGTCAGCAGGCTATGCACCAGAAATCAAATTACAGATGGTGCGCCACGGCATAGTGCAGAAATTTACCGACCTTGAAGGACTGCTGCAATCCACCTGGCAGGATCATGAAAGCAGGCAGTTCAGAATCAGCAACGGCCTGATTGACTCAGGCGGTACGCGGAGGGGCTGGCAGAAGCACAGCCGCACCATGGAAGTATACGAATGGTGCAGCCGCAACCGGGTAATGATCCCGATCAAAGGCATGCACGGCAGAACCGGTGATCTGGTAAGCTTCAAAAACATCGCCACCTGGCCTGGCACAAACAAGGCCATACCTGGCGGACTTACACGGGCAAACCTGCGGGTTGATCTATTTAAAGATGAGCTTGAGCGTCTGCTGCAGCTTGATCCAGACAGCACCACCGCCCTGGCCTTTCATGCTGATATTGATAGTGCCTTTGCCAAGCACTACACCGGAGAAACAAAAGACGATCACGGCGACTGGCAGCACAGCAAAAAACAACAGCGTATTGACTACTGGGATTGCAACGTCTATGCCCTGGCGTTGAGAGAGATCCTTAAATTACGCATACCACGCAAAGAAACCCAAACTACAGCACGCAGAATACTATCACGGGGGGTACAGAACCAATGACAGCACATATCACACGGGCTGAAGTAGAGCAGTACAAGCGAGAAATACTGGAACAATCGGTGTTGATCGACATCGACACCGCCGCAGAGATCCTGTCTGTCAGTACTCGCACCATCCGCCGCAGGGTTGATGAAGGGATGATTGCCACCTATTCAGACACCCCTGACCGCGAAAACACACGTTTCCTGGCATCAGAACTGCGTAACTACGTCAAGCGTATGCGTACCATCCACCGTGACCGTTGACATTAACGGACAACAACGGACAGTAGCACCCTTCACAATTACCTTAAAACCCTCCACCATAACGGCCATGCTCCAAACAAGGGGATCACATGGCCGGAATCACTCTACAACAAGCAGAAGATAAACTTGCCTACTGGCTGAATATTGAAGAACAGCTTGGCATCAATGCAGAAGTAACCATTGATAACAAGACTTTCAAGCGCCACCAGTTAAAGGATATCTCCGCCATGATCACTATTTGGGATGCTCGCGTTTCGCGCCTGTCCCGTTCAGGTGGCATCCGTGTCATGGAGGCTATACCGCGATGAGCACGCTTGCCCGTGAAATAACCATTGCCGGTAAGCAGATCACCGTTCCGGTTACCTGGATGGATGATCTGGTTAACTTCATTGACCCGATCAAAGGCGCGCAGCGTTACCAACAACGGGTCCGCATGGCTGTTGCCGGTGGTTACACCGGAGCAGACCGCACCCGCCGTGCCAACCAGCTTGGCCGGGTATCAGAGCGTGATGCTGATACCGCCATCCTGCCAGACCTTTCCACCCTGCGCGAAGAATCCCAACACCTCTACCGTAACAACGCCATTGCCGGTGGTGCCATCCGCACCAACATCACCAAGGTTGTTGGCACCGGCTTAAAGGTAAAGGCCCAGATTGACCGCGAAGTGCTGAAGATTGATGACGCTACTGCCGATGCCTGGGAGCGTATGGCCGAGCGTGAATTTAGACTGGCAGCAGAAACCCGCGAGATTGACGCAGAACGCCAGCTGCCTTTCAGCCTGCTGCAAGCGTTGGTATTCAGCAAGGCGCTAGAAGATGGTGACCTGTTTATTAACCTGCCCCGTATTACCCGTGCCGGTTCCCCCTACAAAACAAAACTGCAGCTGATAGAAGCTGCCCGTATCTGCAACCCCGACAATAAGCCCCCCACTGCCCGACTTTCCGGCGGTGTTGAAAAAGACGAAAACGGCGCACCGGTTGCGTACCACGTGCTCAACCAGCACCCCGGCAGCATCCGCCGCACCGGCACTGATAAACTTACCTGGTCAAAACTGCCTGCCTTCAGCAGCAACGGTTCACCACTCTGCCTGCACCTGCTGGACAAGACCCGTCCCGGCCAGACTAGAGGCGTACCGTACCTGACCCCTGTTGTGGAACTGATCAAGCAGCTTGGTCGCTACACCGATGCCGAGGTTATGGCTGCCGTGGTATCCGGCATGCTCACCGTCTTTGTTACCAATGAAACCGGCAACCCGCAGCTTGGCCCTGCTGCCACCCAAAGCAACCCAACCGGTGACGCCAGCCTGCAGGCAGACACCACCGGCATGGAGCTGGGTTACGGTTCTGTTATCGGGCTGCTGCCTGGCGAAAAAGTGGAATCAGTTAACCCCGGCAGACCTAACCCCGCTTTTGATCCCTTTGTCACCAGCATCCTGCGCCAGATCGGCATGAGCCTTGAACTGCCGTTTGAGCTGCTGGTCAAGCACTTCACCGCATCCTACAGCGCAGCCCGTGCCGCACTTGAAGAGGCATGGGATTATTTCAACCGCCGCCGTCACTGGTTGGTAAGCCAGTTCTGCCAACCAGTCTATGAGGCAATCATCACTGAAGCGGTTATCAATGGCCGCCTGAATGCCCCCGGATTTTTTGCTGATCCGCTGGTCCGCAAAGCCTGGCTGGGCAGCTGCTGGATAGGTGACGCCCCTAGCCAGCTTGACCCGCTGAAAGAAGTCAACGCCGCAGCCAAGCGGGTGGAGCTGACCATCAGCACCCTGGATGAAGAAAGCCGCAAGCTGACCGGAACTCCATGGGAGGACAAGCTGCCGCAGATCCTCAAAGAGCGCAGCATCCTGCGTGCTAACGGCATCACCATCAGCGCCTATGAAGCCGCAGCAGAAAAAGCAGAACCGGAACCGGAAGCAGACCAGCCGGACACCGAAACGGAGTAACCGCCATGAGACTGATTGACATCGTAAACGGCCCATGGGCCATCAGGCCGCAGATGCTGGAAGAGATCCAGCGTATCTATGCCAGCCACCTGCACCGGGCTGAAAAGATCGACATCAGCGCCATAGAAGCAGCAACCGGCAAAACCTTAAACAACACCCGTGCAAATGTGCAGATAACAGACGGCGTTGCAGTTATCCCGGTGCATGGGGTTATCGGCAAGCGCATGAATCTGATGACCCAGATCAGTGGAGGCGCTTCAACTGATCAGATCGCTAATGATTACCTGTCAGCCCTCAATGATCCGGCAGTCAAGGGGATTGTACTGCATATCGACAGCCCCGGCGGCACCGTTGACGGCACCATGCAACTGGCCGACATACTGCGGGCCAACCGTGGAGCCAAGCCGACCATGGCCTGTGCAGACGGCATGATGTGCAGCGCTGCCTACTGGATCGGTTCAGCCGTTGATAAGATCACCATGGCAGACCTGACCACCGATGTCGGCAGTATCGGCGTAGTCGCCAGTCACATGGATATCAGCACCTGGGAAGAAAAGCAGGGCATTAAAACCACGGAAGTCACCGCAGGCCGCTACAAGCGTGCCATCAGCCAGTATGCGGCATTGACTGAAGAAGGCCGGGCCATGCTGCAGGCCGATGTTGATCAGATTTATCAGCTGTTTGTTGAATCAGTAGCCTCTAACCGGGGCTGCACTGTTGAGGATGTACTTTTTAACATGGCAGATGGCCGGGTGTTTCTGGGCCAGAAAGCCATTGATGCCGGTCTGGTGGACAGTGTTGCCACCCTGGCCGAAACCATACAGCAGGTCAGGGAGCTTACCCGCACCCCACAAACAAAATCAATCAGCCGGACCAGTGCTGTCACGGCCACAGAAACGGAGAAAAAAATTATGACCATTGACCAACTGAAAGCAGACTGCCCCGAACTGGTAGAGGCCATTGCAGCTGAAGCCACCGCAGGACATGCCGAAGCCCTGGCCGCTGCCCGTGCTGAAGGTGCCGCTGCAGAGATCCAGCGCATCAACGCCGTGCGCGCCTGTTCCATCCCCGGCCATGAGGCCCTTGTCGAACAACTTGCCTTTGATGGCACAAGCCAGGCCAGTGATGCCGCGCTTGCCATTGTAGAGGCAGAAAAAGCCCAGCGCAGTGCAGCTGCAACCGCCGCAGACCTTGAAGCCTCTCCGGCAGTACCGGCTGTTGATGCTGATGATGCTGCCAGCGCAAAAACAATGAAGCGTTCAGACTTTAATGCCCTGAACGAAACCGACCGCCGCGTGGCCCTGGCTGCCGGTACCAAGATCGTTTAATCACTAACTACACTATAAGGAGTTACCACCATGGCAAACACACTAACCGGACTGATCCAGTACATCTATGACACCGTTGATAATGTCAGCAACGAGCCTTGCGGCCTGATAAATGCTGTAACCGTAAGCGGTAAAGCAGAGCAGGCAGCACTTAACCAGGATATCACCTACGACATCACCGCTGTTGGCGCAGAGCGGGACAATACCCCGGCAGCCAACCCCCCAGCATTGGTTGACGAAACAACCGGCGCAGGCACCATGAAACTTACCAAGTCAAAGTCAGTTCCGTTTTACTGGACCGGCGATGATGAAGCTAAAATTGGCCAAGAAGCAAAAACAGGCATCCAGAACAACAAAATTGCCCAGGCAATCCGCCGCCTGCGTAACCTGATCGAGATTGATCTGGGCGCGCTGCATGCACAGGCATCCCGCGCATACGCTGCACATGCCACCACACCTGCTGCCCTGTTTGGTACAAACCTGGGCGAAGTTGCACAGGTCCGCAAGATCCTCCAGGACAACGGCGCTCCCATGGGCGATATCCAGGGTGTACTCGATACCTCATCCGGCGCAAACCTTCGCACCTTGGTTGGGCTTGGGTCATTCCAGGGCGGCAACATGCTTGACAAAGGCGTGCTGATGGATATCTACGGCGTGCCGCTGCGCGAATCTGCCGGTATTGTCACCACCACCGCAGTCGGCACCAACACCGGCCCTTATGTTGTAAACGGTGCTCATGCCCTTGGCGCAACCACCATCACCCTTAAGACAGGCACCGGCACCATCCTGGCTGGAGATGTAATCACCCTGGGCTCAAACACCAAGCACAAATATGTCGTGGTCACCGGTTGCGCTGCAGCTGGCCCGATTACCATTGCTGCACCTGGCCTGCAAACCACTCTGGCAGACGGTAACGCCGTTGTTGTGGTAGGTGTCTGCTCCCGGTCAATGGTCTTTGCACGTTCCGCCATCCATCTGCTGGCACGTCTGCCAAAGCAGCCAGAAGGCGGAGATATGGCAACTGATGAACTGATCGTGCAGGACCCTATCACCGGACTGCCGTTCCGCTTCGCTCAATACAAGGGCTACCATGCCAACCAGTACGAGGTCGGCATCTCCTGGGGTGTTAAAGCTACCGTGCCGCAGCACATGGCGCTGTTGCTGGGTAACTAAGATCTGAAAGCCGGGGCTGGTAGGTAGACAGCCCCGGCGCAGAACCAACGGAGCCTAAATGCAATTCAGCCCCTCTGACATAGCCGCAATGATAGCAGCAATGGGTCAAACCATGCTGATCGGCATCACCCCATTAACCGGCATCTACAGCACCGGACCACGGGAAATAGTCCGTAACGGTGCTGCAGTCTGGACGGATGAACCAACCCTGCTGCTGTCAACGGCTGATGCAGAACTGGTTGAGCTGAACCAGACCATTATAACCATCAACAACGTAGATCACCAGGCATACAACCGCGTGCCGGATGGCGCTGGTTTTGTCGAACTTGATTTAACGAGGGACTTCTGATGACCCGCTTCGAAAAGGCCATACCGCATATTTTGAGGCATGAAGGCGGCTATGTGAACCACCCAAACGATCCGGGTGGAGAAACTAACTTCGGCATCACAAAGCGCAACTACCCAAAGCTGGACATCAAAGGTTTAACCAAAGATCAGGCAATTGAAATCTACCTACGCGACTACTGGCAGTCAGCCTATGACCAGCTGGAAGACGAAGCCGCAGCCATCAAGTTATTTGATATGGCTGTCAACATGGGACACAAGCAGGCTCACAAACTTTTCCAGCGCGCCATTGGTGTAACAGATGACGGCATCATAGGACCGCAAACCATAAAAACAGCCAACGCAACCATTGGTCTGGTTGATCTAGTCTGCCAGCAACAGGCAGCCTTTTACACCATGCTGGCAACCCGTAAACCGCAACTGTACGTTTTTTTAAAGGGCTGGCACCGCCGTGCAGCCTGGAAACCATAAACGGAGGCCACCTGATGCCACCTGAACGCACCCTGTCTGATGCAGACATAGCCGCTCTTTCAAAGGCCCTGGCCGCCAACCACTGCGAATGCTCTTTTTCTGATGATGAAGTCGCCGCAGTGCGGGATCTGCTGAAGCTTTTGCAAGAAACCAGATCAAACATCCTGAAAGGGATTATCACTGTCGTAGTTGGTGGCGTTTTTATAGCCCTGGCTCTGGGCATAAAGGTCTGGGCGAAGCAATGAGCACCGGAAAGTTTTGCAAAAACTGCCCACGGTTTACCAGGGCAAAAAACTGGTGTGACCGCTTTGGTAAATACGTTACCCCGTGGACAGATTGGTGCGAACCTCGCAAGTCAGATTATGAAGCATGGAAATTGGAGGGTTGCAAATGAGCGTGATCAGTGAGCTGGCAAGTGGCGCAACCGGCGGTCTGCTTGGCGGTATCGGGCAGCTGGCCCGTGATATCAGGGAAGCCATTGTCGGTAAAGAAATGACGCCAGAGCTGGCAATGCAGCTGCAGGCAAAAGCCATGGATCTGGAGTTAGCCGCCACCAACGCGCAGATGGAAATGATCACCGCAGAGGCTAAATCAAGCGACCCGTGGACCAGCCGTGCCAGACCATCATTTAATTATGTTTTTTATTTGATACTTCTCACATGCGGCATACTGGCACCTTTGGTCGGGGTATTTTACCCCACTCAGATGGCGTTGTTTTTCGATAACATGAGCAAAGGATTTAGAGCAATACCGAGCGACCTCTATACATTATTCGGTGTCGGTTATGTCGGGTATGTTGGTGGCCGCAGTTGGGAGAAAACCAAAGGTGTGGCACGGTGACAACCCGGCAACAGATAGTCGCTGCACTGGTTGCAGCCATGCAGGCGGTTACTGGCGTCAAGTCCGTTACTCTGGGCAAAGACCCGGCAACCGTATCAGAAATGCCCTGCATTGTTATCAAAGATGGCAGAGCGGACACCGGCAAAGAAACGCTTGACGGCTACACCAAGCACCGCCTGCAGGTAGAACTTACCTACTGGACCACCGGCGTCACTGCCTGGGCTGATGCACAAACCGGTATCAGTCTAATGCTGGCAGCCTTTCAGGTTGATAACACCCTGGGCGGACTGGTGGTGGTTGATGAACTGACCGGCCATGAAGTCTATGCAGCACAGGCAGGCACCATAGAAGCAGTCGGGCTGGCAGAGCTCGCCCTTACCTACTACACAGATTCAGGTTCTATTTAACCATAAGGAGACACCACCATGTCAATCAACGCACTCAAAGCGCAGGGCACCACCCTGCATATCGGCTCCGGCACTTCCGGCGCAAAAACCGTCACTGCCATCACCAAAGCATTTAAGGCAGAAGTAAGCTCCACAGCCCACGGGCTGGTTAAGGGTGATCGCGTAACCTTCGCCTCTGTTGGCGGCATGACAGAAATCAACACACTTACTGCAACCGTTATGGATGCTGGGACCAACACCTTTGTTGTTGATATTGATTCACGGCTGTTTACTACCTACACCAGCGGTGGCACTGCAACCCCGGTAACCTGGGCGAAGGTTGGCGAGTGCAAAGATGTTTCAGCCGGCGGTGCATCGGTCAATGAAATTGACGTAACGGATCTGGATAGCACCGGCAAGGAGTTCTTCCCCGGCCTGCAGGATTCTGGCGATGTCACGGTTGAGATCAACTACCTGCCCACCGATGCCGGACAGGGCGCTGCACGCACCGCCTTTGAAGGCAGCCAGATCAAGAGCTACAAAATCACCACGCCACAGGGCACCACTTACACCTTTAACGCGCTGGTCAAGAACTTTCCTACCATCCCCAAAGCATCGGTTGATGGCGTTCAGTCCGGCAGCATCACCCTTAAAATCAGCGGCAGCGTAACCAAGGCATAAGGGGTAACCAATGGCAACCTTGCAGAAACTTGATCTGCTGAGTATGGGCAGACTTAAAACCCAGCTGGTTGATGTTGATGGCGGTCAGGTCATCATCAGCGAGCTGGGGGCTGCAGATTCATTCAGCCTGTTTAATGACAAGACCAACCAGACGGAAGACGGCATGTTAAAGATGTCAACCTTTGGCCCTTCTTTGGTGGTCCGTTGCCTGGTTGATGATGATGGCAACCGCCTCTTTTCTGATGATGAAGCTGGCCAGCTGGCCCGGTTCAGGCCGCAGATATTCGGCAGGCTTCTGACTGCTGCCATGGACATTAACGGTCTGTCAGGCACAGCACAGGAAACAGATATAAAAAACTAAAGGCCCGGCCAAGGGCGCTGTTTGTGTACCGACTAACCCTTGCGCTGGGCTACCCAAGCCCCGACCATCTGCTTGCCTGCTTAACCAGCAGCCAGCTTGCCGGATGGATGGCATACGGAGCACTTGAACCGTTTGGAGAATACCGCAGCGAATTGCGGCATGGCCAGCAGATGGCACTGCAAGCAAACATCAACAGAGACAGCAAACAAAAGCCAGACCCGTACGCACCAGGCGATTTTATGAACTTTATTGATCAGCCTGAACCACGCGCAGAAACACCGGAAGAATTGGAAGAAAAACTTGCAACTATTTTTGGGTGACCCATGGCTGACAACAAACTCCAAATAAGAATAGCAGCCAGTGATGAGGCGTCCGGCGCGTTTGATAAAATCCAGCGCAAAATGACAGACCTTAATAATCAGGTTGATAAAACCAGCCGCCGGTTTACTGAGATGAATTCAGTTATAACCAGCATGGCCGGGGCTATCAGCCTGGTTGGCGTTGCCGCGCTTACCAAGGATCTGCTGCAGGCCGGGATGCAACTTGACCAGCTTAACAGGCAGTTTGCTGTTTTTGCCGGGTCAGCTGATCTTGGCGCGCGGGAGATGGAATTTGTAAAAGAGGCAGCCAACAAACTGGGCCTTGATATGGTTGGCCTGTCCGGCAGCTATGGCAGGTTTATGAACGCGGTAAAAGGAACCGCAAACGAAGGCCAGAAAGCCCGTGACGCGTTTGTCGGCATTTCTGAGGGCATGGCTGCCACAGGAATGTCTGCCGTCAATCAGGAGCGCGCCTGGGCACAATTAAACCAGGGCATTATGAAGGGCAAGTTTGAGATGGAGGATTTAAAAACCATCAACGAAGCTGGCCTGCCTGTTTTTAAATTAATGGCTGATGCGCTGGGCATAACAACCAAAGAACTGCTTGATATGCAGAAAAAGGGCACCTTGCTGGTTGAGGATGTGCTGCCTAAGCTGGGCGCATCCATGCACAGCACCTTTGGTGTTGCTGCGACAGAAGGGGCTAAATCAGCCGCTGCGGAATTGGCCCGCTTCAATAACGCCATGTTTGAGGCTAAATCAGTAGCTGGTACGGCTTTGCTGCCTGTTTTCACTGACATTGTAAAATTCATCACTCCGGCCATCAGTAAAATTCAAGAAGCTACCGTGGCCGTGCAAATACTTGGCATAAAGCTGGCTGCTAACTCGCAGAAACGTGAAACCTTCTGGGACAACCTGTTTTCAGGCCGTGGTGTTTTCAGCGCTGAAGGGCTCGCCCGTCAAAAAAAGGCAGCCGGAATTGCAGATAGTCTGGCCAAAGAATCAATTGATTCATTGATGGAAAAGAATTTCGGAAAGAAAAATTCAGACTACACCGCAGCAGAAAAAGCAACCCAGGCGCTACGGTCTAAGATGCAGGCCGGTACACAAGCCGGAGCTGCCACAGAATCAGCCTCAAGGAAAGCAGCTGCAGCCCTTGAAAAAGAGCGCAAAGAAGCTGAGCATCTTGAAGCCGCACTAGATAGAATTAGAGAAAAATTATCAAAACGACTTAGTCTTGAAACTGGCGCTCTTGAATCTAGCGCGTCGTTTGGAGCAACAGCATTCAGTAGCCAGGAGCTGCAAATACCCAAAGATAAGCAGCCTTTCAGATCTACAGTCAGGCTAAGCAACACCGGTAGGGAGGACGGAGCACTTAACTACAGCCGCTATAGCCTTACCGGCAGCGGATCTGGTCTTGACCCCAGCCGGTGGGATCAGTCAGCTGACGAATTAAAAAAGGCAGAAGAACAAAAAGCAGAACTTTTGCAAATAGAAGAACGCTACAACCAACAGATGCTTTCAAGCAAAATGCAGTTTGCGGAGCAGTCGCTTGCCTTGCTGGCTGAATCATCAGCTGAAGGATCTGCAATACAGATCGCCGCGATGGTGGCCATGAAAGCCCTGGCCATAGCACAAATTATTATGAACGCCCACGCTGCTTCGTCTGCAGCACTCTTGCCGCCCCCTGTTGGTCTTGGTCCTATTGCCGGGCAAGGCATGGCCGCCTCAATTCTGGCGATGGGGTATGCCAACGCTGCAATAACCGGAGCAGTCGGTATCATGTCAGTTGCAAACTCTGTTGCTGGCAAGCGTGAATCAGGCGGCCCGGTGGTTGCCGGTCAATCCTACCTGGTGGGTGAAAAGCGCCCTGAGATCTTCACCCCTAATCAATCCGGCTGGATCACCCCCCGCGCTGATGGTGCCGGTGGTGGCGTAACACAAAACATTACCATTGATGCCCGTGGTGCAGACGCTGGAGTGCTGGCCAGAATTGATGCCGCCATGAAAAAAGCCAGAGAAGATGCAAAGACCGATATCATGAATAGCCTTAACCGTGGCGGAGCGTACTCCCGTGCCGTTGGGAGGGCATAATGTCTATACTTACTTTTCCAACCCTGTCTGTGGCACCGGCTGTATGCCGTTTTTCTTTAATGCCCAATACACAAGCCTTTGAATCACCCCTAAACCGCACTGTGCAAACCGTGGAGCTTCCTGGGGCACGTTGGACGTTTACGCTTGAATACAGGTCTATCAGCCATACTGATGCGCGGATTTTGAAGGCATTTTTTGCCCAACTGCGTGGCATGGCAGGCCGGTTTTACCTTGGCGACCGCAGTCATAAGACTCCGGCAGGAACTGCAGCCGGTACGCCGGTGGTCAAGGGCGCTGCACAAACCGGTGCCACTCTGATAACTGATGGATGGACACCATCGCAAGCGAATCTGCTGCTGCCTGGCGATTATATCGGTGTGAATGGCGAGCTGAAGATTATCACGGCTACCTGTAGCAGCGACGTGAGCGGGAACGCCACCCTGGTCTTTGAGCCACCCCTACGGTATAGCCCCGCAGATAATGCAGCCATTACTGTATCAAGCCCTGTATGCGTTATGCGTTTGGCAGACGATGAGCAGGACCAGATTGTCATCGACCCGGAGCGCAGGCCAACAGTCACCTTTGAAGGTATGGAGGTGTTCACGTGATCATCGAACCAAACATGACCGGTGATAGTTTCACAATTGATGCCAGGTTTACAGTCAGCCGACGTGGTGTGCTGATCCAGATCAATGGCAGGCAGTACAGATTAGGGGCTGCCCTGCTTGCCGGTGTTACCAGGAGGCTGTTATGCGTGCGCTGACTGAAGATGTCGTTACCGCACTGCAGGCCGATAATGTGCCGCTGCTTGTGTTGGTGGAATTACAGTTTGAAACTGGAACCGTGCGCTGTTGCAATGCCGGATATAATTTTGAGTATGGCGGAAATACATGGACCGGACTGGGTAACCTGGGCGGCATAAGTGCGGTTGCAGAAGGTGAGCAGCTGGAAATGTACGGCATCACCTTGACACTTTCCGGCGTACCACCCGAAATGATCGCCCTGGCGCTTTCGTCCGGGTATCAAGGCAGACCAGCCACTATCTGGCTTGCGCCACTTACCAACAGTTACGCACTTTTAAATGATCCGGTTATTATTTTCAAAGGTCGCATGGATACCATGCCCATAGAAGTGGGCAATACCGCCACCATCCAGCTTACGGTAGAAAGTAAGCTTGTTGATTGGGAGCGCCCCCGCGAGCGCAGATACAACCATGCAGACCAGATCAGCGAATACCCGGACGACCTTGGTTTTGAGTTTGTGGCCCAGATGACAGAAAAAGAAATTATATGGGGGCGCGCATGATTGAAATCAGGCCATGTACCGCCGCTGATATCCTGGCACCCGAAAACCGTGATCTGATCAGCCAATATGCTGCAGAGTGCGCTATTTCAGGCATGCCGGAACCAACCGGGCATTTAACAACCTACAGGCTGCTTGAACAGCACAGCAGCATTGTATGCATGGGTGTGTACGCAGACAGTGTGATGGTTGGGTTTGGCGTGGCTCTGCAGAATACCCTGCCCCATTACGGTGTAAAAGCCACAATCATTGAATCAGTCTTTGTGCTGGAGCATTACCGCAAGGGTGGTGCCGGTGCAAGGTTGATTCGGGAACTTGAAACAGCCTGGCTGGACTCTGCCGGTGTCCTGATCAGCGCCCCGGTGGGCGGGCATTTGTGTCGGGTGTTGCCTGGCTTTGGTTATCGCCACACCAACCAGGTGTTTTTTAAGGAGCGCCAACGTGCATAACCTGAGCGCGTCCATACTACCGGCTATGCTGCCTGCAGAGGTTGCAAAAGTGCAAGAGCTGGAAAAGCTGATGCTCCAGCAACCGCAGATTGCTGTCCAGATAACACACACGCTGCATGCGGGGCTGTATGCCCGTACCGCTTGTATACCGGCGGGGGTAATGATAACCGGCGCGTTGATCAAGGTTAATACAGTGTTGATTGTATCTGGTGACACGACTGTTTTTATAGGTAACAGAACCATGCGCCTGCATGGTTACCACGTACTACAGGCCAGTGCCGGGCGCAAGCAGGCGTTTATTGCCCACGCAGAACTGCACCTGACCATGCTTTTTGCCACCGATGCGGCAACGGTTGAAGAGGCAGAGGCCCAATTTACTGAAGAACATGGCAGGCTTTCAACCAGAAAGGCAGATTCATGTCAGGCGTAGTCTCAGCTATAGCGGTAGCGCTTAGTATCTCCTACGCCATGGCAGTTGTGGTGCTGGTATCGGCCATTGTTATGGTGGTGGCCATAGCCTATTCCGCATACATGATGGCAACTATGAAAACCCCGTCCATGGGCGGTAACGCTTCATCGCTGCGGGACAGAACACAGGTTGTCAGATCTTCAGTGGAGCCACGTCAATTTATCTATGGCCAGGTGATGGTGTCTGGTCCGCTTGTCTATATATTATCAACCGGCGCGGCACATGAATACTTGTATATGCTTATTGCCCTGGCCGGGCATCAGGTCGAAGAAATAGGAGACGTCTATTTAGGTGACAAGCTTTCAACAGATCCTGTTTTTAGTGTGTCTGTGGCAGAGGTTGGCCATTGGGTTGATCAGTATTCAGAGCCGGACGAATATGGGAATGTTAACTACCTTGGGCAGATATGGGTGGTTGACTCCCCCGCTTCCACCAGAAGCCTGGTCGAAATAACCAAACACCTGGGCAGCCCAGATCAGGCAGCAGACGCTGGATTAATGGCGGCATCCGGCGGACAGTGGACTGCCAACCATAGATTGCGTGGTGTGGCCTACGTTGTTGTTCGGCTTGAATACAATTCAAAGGCTTTCCCCAATGGTATTACTAATATTAAATGCGTAGTTAAAGGCAATAATCAGATTTATGACCCACGAACAGGCACAACCGGCTATACAAACAATTGGGCTCTTTGCATACGGGATTATTTAACAAAAGCCTACGGCATATTAGCAACCCCTGATGAAATAAATAATAACCAGGCGGTAATAGCAGCTAATATTTGCGATGAAGATATCGCCCTTGCGTCGGGCGGCACCGAAAAGCGTTATACCATGAACGGAACATTTGGAGCTGCAGAAAAGCCGATTGATATTGTCAAAAAGCTGCTTACCGGTGCGGTTGGCAATGTAGTATGGTCACAGGGCCAGTATTATATTCAGCCTGCAGCCTACACTGCCCCGGTTGATTATATTATTACCGAGTCTGACCTTTCTGGAGCCTTGGGTGTTCAGCCCACTAAATCATCCAGAGATAAATTTAATACGGTGAGGGGTACGTTTTGTGACCCTACTGAATATTGGCAGCCTGTTGATTTTCCTTATGTGACTAATAGCTTATCAAAAACACTGGACGGCAGGGAACTGGCACAAGACATAGAGCTGTCATTTACCACCAGCAGTGCCACTGCACAAAGACTGGCAAAAATACACCTTGAGCGTGAACTGCAGGGAATTGTCGTTTCTCTGCCCGGCAAACTATCACTGTTTGGCCTGAAGCCCGGCGATGTGGTGCCACTGTCAATAGCAAGCATGGGTTGGGTAGAAAAAGAGTTCCGGGTTATTAAATGGGAGATGTCAGAGAATGGGGGCGTAAACCTGTCTCTAATCGAAGAATCAGCGGCATCATATGATTGGAACAGTGGCATGGAAACCGTTGTTGATCCGGCACCAAACACCATGCTGCCTGATCCGTTTAACGTGCCTGCCCCGCAAGGGCTGACAGCAACAGAATCACTCAAGACATTATCAAACGGCACTGGTTTTTTCACCCAGGTGCAGCTTGATTGGCAGGCTACCAGCGCCACAGTTAATTATTACATAGTGCAGATGGACGGTATAAGCCAGGGACAAACTATTGATGATGCCTTTGTTATCAATGATGTCACCGATGGAAACCATACATTTGCCGTTATGGCAGTAAGTATGCTGGGCGTTACATCCGCCCCTTCGTCTCTGACGGTTAAAGTGCTTGGCAAAACCGCCCCCCCCGCAAACGTTCTAAACTTGCGCGCCTCGGCAACATCATACGGCGGCCTGATCCTCTCCTGGGATGCCGTGGCTGATGTTGATCTGCTCAACTACTCAGTGCGGTTCAGCAATAACCCTGCATCAGCCTGGGAAAACGCTCTTGACATGGGAACCGCCTTTTCAACCACCTTAACCATACCAGCCGCGCTTGACGGCATTTACCTGGTAAAGGCCATAGACACCGGCCTGCGTGAAAGCCTTGTCGCTGCCAGCGTTATCACCACCATACCCAGTCTTGCAAATTACAACGCTATTGCCGTTGCTGATGACGGCGCAACGTGGCCGGGAAGCAAAACCGGCTGCTATGAACTGGCAGGCAAACTGTATCTTGATATGGCCGGCCTGGTTGACGATCTGACTGACTGGGATGCCTGGGCCAATATTGACACCTATGGTGGAGCCCGGCCAGAGGGTTACTATGCCATGGCAGAACAGGTTGATCTTGGCACGGTGCAAACCTCCCGCTGTGCTGTGCAGGTAGATTATGCAGCGGTTGATACCTCTTCACTCTTTGATTCAGTGCAGGACTTTGATGCAGTAGCAAACTTTGACGGCTCTGTTGTCCCTGGCGTAAACGTCCAGCCGCAGATACGCACCAGTATGGACGGCAGCAACTGGGGTGACTGGATGCCGTTTGTCGCTGGGGACTACACCGCAATGTCGTTGCAGTTCCGCCTGAAACTGGCAACCACCATACCAACAAACGTACCACAGGTTTCGTCCTTTGCCGTGGATGTTGATATGCCGGACAGGGCAGAGCGCGGTCAAGGCGTGGACATTGCTTCTGGCGGTACCTCTATCAATTTTTCTACCCCCTACATGGTACCACCTATAGTCAGGACCACTATTATCGGAGCAACCAGCGGGGACACGGAAAAAATCACCAACATCACGACATCTGGCTTCACCATGCAGGTCCTGAATGCAGGGTCTGGTGTGGCCCGTACCATAGACTGGCAATCAGTAGGATATTAAGGAGGCAGCACCATGAGTCAGCATGATTTTGATATTACCACGCTGGACGCCAACACCGGCCCTACCATGCGGGCGGCAATCAATGCCGCATTGCAGGCGGCTGTAAGCAATAGCAGTGGGGCAACCGAACCAGGCGCGACCTATCCGTTTATGTTCTGGGCGGATACGGCAAACAACAAGTTAAAACAGCGCAATGCCGCAAACAACGCTTGGATTGATATTTTAACACTATCGACGGGGCAAGTGCTAAATGCGCCACTACTCGGAAACGCTACAATCACCAACGCCAAACTAGCCTTTGACGGTGGGGCATTGTCTGGTTTCCGCAACGTAATAATCAACGGCAACTTCGGTATCAACCAGCGAGTCTACGTTTCCGGTGCTGCTGTTGGAGCAGGGCTTTACGGTCACGACCGTTGGAAGATGGCAGCCAGTGCAGATACCTACACATTCAGCACGACCGCTAACGTAACCACCGTTACTATTCCGGCAGGTAAAATATTGCGGCAAGTGGTTGAAGGTCTAAACCTGCAAAGTGGTACTTATGTATTGAGTTGGACAGGCACAGCGCAAGGCAAGATTGGCGCAGGTAGTTATGGTGCTTCTGGCGTAACCGGTTCAATCACTGGTGGCACAGATACTACCATTGAGTTTGGCCCTGGCACAGTAAGCAAAGTACAGCTTGAGCTAGGCACTGTTGCAACTCCCTTTGAACACCGCCCGATTGGTACTGAGTTGGCTTTGTGCCAGAGGTATTATCAGCAACATGGAGATGCGGATTCCTTTAGGTGGTTTGGTATCTCATCAGGGGTTGGTCAAGAGTTTCAAACCCCTATATCGTTTCCTGTTACCATGAGGACTGCTCCTTCATGTGTGACTAGCGGGACATGGGTGGTTGCAGGTTGCTCCGGTCCTTATTTGGAGGCTCCGCACCCTACTGGGTTTAGTTTAAAAGTGATTTCTACCACGGCTACCAACTGGATACTTCAAACCAATAGTGCTGATGATTTCCTAACCTTTTCTGCCGAACTCTAGGGAGTGTTTATATGTATAAACTTACAAATGGAAATTCAATAATAAGACTGACAGACAACGCCTGTATTCCGTTTGCAGAAGCTAACACTGACTATCAAGCCTATCTCCAATGGCTTGCCGATGGCAACACGCCTGAACCTGCTGACCCTGTGCCAAACCCTCGCATAGCAGAGATTAAAAACAAGCTTGCCGCACTAGACATCAAGCGTATCAGACCTGTAGCGGAAGGTGACACAGCCTATCTTGCCACCCTTAACGCTCAAGCCCTTGCTTTGAGAACTGAGTTACAGGGGCTGCTATGACACTCGGAATACTGAGATACCTGCTGATGCTGCCCCTCTTCATCTTGGCAACGGTAGCAACATACGTTCTTGTTCCATTCCTTGTCCTGTTTCAAAAGAACGCTTGGCTACCTTCATGGTGCTGGTGGTTTCAAACATGGGATAATAGCCTTGATGGTGACAACGGCTGGCAAACAGAGCATAGACCGTGGCTTGACGTGCCATATAACTTACTGAGTGGATGGCAGGTATGGGTATGCCGCTTCATGTGGCTATGGCGTAACCCTGCCTATGGGTTTGCATATAAACTGGCTCCACAGACTGACTACACGCTTACAATGTACGGTTCTCACGACAACATTCTATATGTGGCGGATACAGGATGGTTCTTCTGGAATGGTAAAATAGGGGTAACAGAAAGTTATGACTTCAACTGGCTGATAGGCTGGAAGTTGCCCTATCCAGATCGGCCTTCTCCTATTTGCTGCACCATGAGGTTTGTTAAGCCAACAAGTGGTCTAGTCTGGGGGCATTAAATGGCAACAATAGCCGTAGATACATATTTGGACGGCGGTGTAGCACGTACGGCTGGTGAGGCATGGACCGTCAATAGTGGCGCAAAATTCACTATCCGTACTGACACCAGATTCCACCTAAACAGCCCCACTTCAATGACTGGCTCTCTTGGGTCAATCACCTGTAACGAGGGCGAGGTATTCATCGATGCTACTCAAGTTCGCTGGCTTGCTATTACTGGCGGATCAGGTACTTGCTCTATCGGAACAACTATTACTCAGGGTGGCGTTTCTGGTTATTTCCTAGGCTATTGGGCATCTCTTACTTCAGCACCTTCAACAACTATAGGGGCCACAGGTTTTATCAAGCTCAGGGAAGTCACAGGCGGAGCATTCGCAGCAGGAGCCTTGACAGGTATCGCTGCAACTGCTGCGGGTGCTGATGTAGCAGGCTGGATTGAAGTCGTCCACGATGATGCTGCAAATATCACTGTGCCACGTCTGGGTAAATACACAACAAGAGGACAATGGTTCTATCTTGATAACACTACTGGCGCCAGAGGTCAGGTTATCCAAGTCCCGACTAACGGTGGTGGTGCAGCAACTTATGTCCCTGCCGTATGGATTGAATCAAGTCCCGGCTCCAATAACTATGACAAAGTACCAGCTCTGTTCTCAGCAACAAACGGTTGGGCAAAGCAGCATATAGGAGCAGCACAAGGAGAATCAGACCGTAGACAGTCCGTGGTTAAGTCTATCGGTTCAGGACAGATACAGATTGGTGAAGCTGAGACCCTGACAGGAACGTATGTATCTGTTGCGGCTCAAGCATCAACCTACGCTTCACTGACACGGGCAGGAACTTATGTGCTGGCATCCAATGTATGCACAGTCTATTGCTCTGCTGGTCATTTCCTTGTTGATGGACAACAAACAGGACTCGACTTCACCACAGGCACAGCACCAGACGGCATATATACCGCGACTGTCCTTGACCCGTACTATTTCACGGTTTCTATCACAGCAGCAAACACTTCCGGCAACGTGTCCTCAAGAGAAGGTATCGCTGTTACCTTTACCGCTCACGGCTGCAACGTAGGGGAATCAGTCTACCTTGACGTGACATCAGGCACAGGTGTTGATGGAACCAGAGAGATTTATGCTGTTACAACCACAGCAATATATTGGGCTAAATACCCACACACAGTAGCTTTGACCGCTGGTGCAGCAACGGCGTATCACACGCTTACCATCACCACCAGTGCCGTACATAACCTTGCGATAGGTAACAGGATCTACTGCGACTTTACATCAGGCGCAGGGGTAGACGGTGCTTACACAATAAAGACCGTTCCCTCGACCACTACGCTGACCATCAACATGCCATTCACTGCAGCGATCACCACAAGCAACGTATCGCTGAAGTTTGATATTGGTTACGTCTGGGCTTCAGGTTGCAAGGTCAGGATTCCAAACATCATAGGTATGAGTTGCGCTACAGGGACAAGGGCAACAAACATTGCCCCTCACGCCACTATAACCTCTCGACCTGAGTTTGCCGTTACAGCAGCAGGAGCGATTGACTGTGAATACCTGACCGCAGGCAACTGGTACTTCAACCTGCTCCAGCCGTATTCAGTAAGCCTCAAATATACAAGCACTGCTGACAGTATTCTGCTTCAGGAATGTGCAACAGCAGTCTGGCTGGAAGAGGTTATTGTCGGTGGCTTAACAGCCCAAGACTTAAACATACTGAACTTCCAGTCCTGCTTTGCGGGTGGCACGATCAAAGCCAGTTCGTTCCCAAGAACCAACGCTCCGGGAACAACGGGCCACGCTGTAGCCCTTTATTACAACATCGGCACAACTTTTGATGACTGTGATTTTGGTATTGTGCAGTACGCACGTTCAACTGGCTACCCACTCTCGATCAATACTTGCACTAATATTACGTTTAACAACTGCCGTGTTTACAACGGTACAATATCAATCACTACGCTTTGCGACAACATCACCTTTAATAACCTAGATTATAACGACAGGATCACTGGCTACACAAACGCAACAACTCCGTACTATGCGTTCAACATCGCATCTTCGTCCAACGTGACCATAGACGGGGTGACATTCGGGCTGAACGGCACTGTGCCAAACGTCCATCCGTATAACGGTGTCGTTACCTATGCGGCTTCATCAAACATCAAGGTTCGCAATGTGGGTATTCCATCAGTACCGTTAAGCGGTGGCACTTGGGCACCGAACCTGTACGCACTTGGAACGGCTGTTGTGGAAGGTGCTGCAAACGCTAACGTGAAGCTGCAAAGAATCTACTTTGACAGAGTACGGACAGGATTGCTTACAGGGGTAAACACCAACAAGGGTGTTATCGTTGAATCAGTGTTCCTGAAAAACCAATACCAGATAGGCACTCACGCTATCTACGGTCCGGTACATGCAGACTTGAACGAAACAGTCAAAGGGCTTTCTGGCAACCTGACTGCGACAGGGCAGGCATCCATCTATGGGACGCACTTCAGCCAGCAGTTCATCGGAGTAAATCGTAACGAGTTTGTGCTGTGCTGCAATGAGCCAACAACTGAAACAGCTACATATTTTACGATGGTATCAGGCACAGCAAAGTATAACAGCGCAGGTGGTATCCTGATGGGTGTTGTCGGCAATCAAGCCATCTGGGAAACCTCTGATTGGGTGAAAGGTTACACAGCATTCCAAAACATCACTCCGCTCATGTCCGGTGGCACAATAGGCAACTACTTGCTTGAGTACGCTCTGGACACCGGCAGTGGTTATGGTGCTTGGAAAACCATGTCGGCAGCAAACCTGATCACTGAGACGATTGCCGCTACTGGTTTCAAGATGAAGTGGCGGATCACGACAGTTACCACAAACACGGTAGCCATAACTTACCTACGGATTTACATGACTTCCTCTTGGGCAGATATGACGGGTAATACTTACCCGCTGGACGTGAATACGCTGACGTTCACAGGATTACCAACGGGTACGGATATGGTGGTACTTGAGGCGGGGACATCTAACATCCTGTATCAGGTGGATTCATATGGAAGCACAAGTATTCCTTACGTGTATTCAGGAGCAGATACCATTGACGTAGGGTTTATTAAGCCGGGATATGTACCACAGTATCTTAGAGGTTTAAGCATAAGCACTACCGATTCAAGCATTCCAATTTCTCTTACACAAGACCGCAACTATACAGCATAGAAGGAGTAACCAATGGCTAAGATAACAAGTAAAACCTCGTTGGTGGTGGGAACCAACCTTGTGATAAACGAGCCAGCCAAGACTATTCAGTTTCTTGCTGCTGGTGGATTAGTGTTTAAGGATGGTGTTAGCTGGCAAGCTCTGTATTCAAAGCTGGTGGATTTGTGGGCTACAAGTACCTATCAAGATAGTCCATTCCCATGTTATGCCATTGACGCACTTTCGGGCCAGTTTCAGATAGGCACCGATGGTGCTACTTTCTCAGGCTGGTCATTCGCTGACGATACCACAAGGAACGCACTACGTGATGGTGGTTGGTCGGAATACTCGGCAGCCGGTGTTTTGTTGCAACAGTACGCAGGATTCATTGGTCTGGGTGAAATAACTCCAGCAACCACTGTTCAGCCATACTATCACTTGGATGCTGCTGATGCTCCTACCAACTTTCCTTTTACAGATCAGTTTAACGTAGGCGTTAAAGTCTATGGCGACTCTACCCACGGTAACTTTGATAAGCGTACCTATGCTAAGACATTCTGCCGTGAATATGGCAAGAAATTTAAATCATCCATTCTGGCAGATACTGGTGCTACCGGAACTGGTGCTAATAAGGTCAACTTCCTTGTGTCAAACGAGGATGACCTAAAGATCACTACGTTACTTGGTGCTGTACAGGCAACAGGTGACAGTGCAATGTCAGGTGCGCCTTACTCTGGTATCACTGTTGCTTACTACACCAGCGACCAAAGCAGGACTATTGGGGCCATAAGCTATCCTTTCAGGATTATCATTGAAGGCAACGGCGGCACACTTGAGCAGATCTATGCAAAGATCCAATACCTGCTTCGTCAGAACAGCAACATAAACGTAGGCGGTGATGCTGGCACAGTAACAGGCAAGACTGCTGCTGATCTACTCAAGTTTACCGGAGATACTCTTGAGACAGCCACAGGGGTCTACATTGATGACGTTCTTGCTGCTGATAGTAACCGTGTTGAGTTCTACGACAAGAACGCTGTTAAGCGTACTAACCCATACACTGCTGCTGGCAACATGGCATTCAACTCGGTGCTTGTTGGAGCAGGCTCATCTTATCGGCTGATGTTCACCACAGGCCCTGCCGCTGGTGATGACTTTGGTGAGTCTGGTGCAATCACTGTTCAAGATGCAGAAGATAACCCTATTACGGGGACTATCAGCACAGGAACCATTGCTTTTACCTTTGACTACGACGGAGACACGCTTGGTGGTACAGCCGGTACGGACAAGCCAGTCACGTTAATTGGTATTCGTCCCGGTTCAGGTAAGTATGCCGTTGCTACTGGCACTTTATCCCGATCAAAAGGCATAAGCCTATCATTGGTAGCAGAAGCAGATCGTGTGTACTCAGCAGCGTAAGGGGATCTTGTGGCTATCACTTTTGACGCATCCAACAAAAGAATAATACTTGACTCTGCCAGCGTAACCGCCACCGAAATATTCAGCAGATGGGAAGATTGGGCGGCTACAAGCGATAATGGCAAGTACGGGATAGTGATTCGGCAAGTGGGGTCTGACGACCTAGGTGGTGGCTTGTCGATTCCACCGTACTACTTCCTTCAGGGTACGTGGAGAGTTAGACCGATGGAATCAAACCACGACCTGACTATCACTGGCAACCTGTTTGTCGAGGGTGGAGGTACGCCGGTAGTAAGGACACTTGGCAACTATCAGGTAAACGTGAACTACACCGTACCTGTGCAGGCGCAAGGTATCAGTACAAGTGGCAGTACCGGTCCAACAGCAGCAGAGGTCGCAGCAGAGGTTGTAGCGGCATTGCAGGCTACGACTATACCTGTCAACACTGTTGCCATTAAAGGCCAGGCCATCAACGGGGCAGGAACCGAACAAGACCCCTGGGGGCCATAGGTGAGCGTTTGGGGCAAAGCATGGGGCGCAACATGGGGTAGCAGCTGGGGTGATAACGGGTCATCGCCTGAGATCCCGGTCACTGTTGAATTTGCCACGGCATGGCCGAGCATAACCACAACAGCCGCCCGCCCCCGCATTGACGCTGTTGGAGCCTTTCAAAGCCTGACCTCAACCGGCCTTAAACCTTCAGCAAGCATCACAACCACCTGGCCAGCCATCAGCACCAGCGCAACATATCCGACTATTGAGGTGACCCATGTCAGTTGATACTATACCGGAACTTACTGAATACGTAGTAACCGCAACATTTAAAAATGCTGCAGGAGAGCCAACCACGCCAACCGGCGCAAGTTACCGCCTGGTTGACGCCACCACCGATGCCGATATTATCCCCACAACACCCCTGGCAGTTTCAGGCCCCAGCGTTGTCATCACCATTCCAGCAAATAAAAACACCTGCCAAACACCAGGCACCCGCACGGAATACAAACAACTGATAATCACTGCCACAGATCTGGCCCAGGTGGAACATTTGTACCGGGTAGAGCGAGTACCGGCACCTTAGTGGCGCATTTTAAAAGTGCACCACTATGCACCACATTTAAAAAGGACTTACTCGCGTAAGCCCTTGATATTTGGCGTCCCCTGCAGGATTCGAACCTGCGACCTACGGCTTAGAAGTTTGCGGAATTTTTAATCAATGTATTGTTTTTATTTATGTATTTTCATTTTTCAAAGGCGCACTGCGCCTTGAGAGATGATCCAGATCGTGGGTTAAATCTGCCGGCACCAGGTGCAGGTATTTCTCGGTGGTTTTTATAGTGCTGTGCCCCATTACTAGCTGCAGGGTACGCAGTGAAACGCCCCGCATAATGGCATGGACAGCAAAGGCATGGCGGAAGGTGTGCAGAGATATTACCGGCATACCAACCTTCTTGCAGCCCCGTTCTAGCAACTTATCCAGATTGTCCCATGCTTCCTTTGTGTCGGGGTTGGAAAACAGTCTGCCGCGCTTGTGGGCTTTCCTGATGTATGGTTTTAACTTTGTCAGGATCGGCACGGTGCGCAGTTTGTCACCCTTCCCTTTTATCCGCATGTATCCAGATGCCTGGTCAATGTTTTTACCATCCAGCCCCAACAATTCAGATCGGCGCAACCCGGCATAATATGCCACTGCTAATATTGAACGGTATTTTCTGTCACGATCGCCCCGGCAGGATCTGATCAGCAGGATCATCTCACGCCTGGAGGGTATAATCTTTGCCGGTGCTTCTGTCTGGCTGGCCTTATAATTATTGACCTTGAATGCCAACGGCAGCGCCCTGTTGTTGGTGGCCATCCATTTTAAAAATGATTGGATATAGGTGATTTCTTTTTGTACTGTTCGTTTGGATACCGTCCGGCGTTTAGCTGTTTCCTCTTTTGTATCTGCATCAGGTTTCTGACCAGGCTTGCCGGGTAGGTATTTGTCGCGGCTGCGCAGATCTTTATAGGCGTCAAACACAGCAGGCGTGAGCATGGCCGGGCGGAAGGTGCCGAAAAAGTTTTTGAGGTGCCGCCTGTAGGTAAGCAGAAAGTCTTTATATGTGCGGTCTGATACCTGGTTCCGGTAGTAAATGCAGAAGTCTTTGTATGCCTGGTCTATGGTTGGTGCCAGCTGGACAACCTTTTGCGGTGCTGCGGTGTGCAACAGGTTAACATACCATGCCCTGGCCGATGCTTCATCACCTTCAAACCAGACGGTGGCCCGCTTGTTTGATGCCTTGCCGGTCTTTGGGTCTATCTTGCGCCCGTCTGGATAGTAGCGGGCTTTCCAGGTGTTTGGGTATGTTGGATGGCGTTCTAGGCTCATGATAATTAACGATTATTTCACTATTTTAAAAGTTATTCCGGTGTTTTTCGCTTCGATTACATCAATAAGCATGTCCTTGAAACCTATTTTTTTTGATTCAGATAAATCGTAAAGCAGTTCTTGGGAAAACGCTGGCCTTGCCATGTTGTCCAAGTATTCTCTGTAAAGCAGTTTAATGGTTTCTCTTGATCTGCCGTTATATACGAGTTCTGATCTGAATGATCCGGCTGCATAGTGCTTTGCCCGCTTTAAAAATAGCCCTGAATAAGGATCTGACATTATCGAATCACCAGGTGTATGGCACCAGGATATGTTTTTAATTTCTCCAGATTCAGCAACCAGCAGACACATGTTGAATCCTCTTATAAGAGCAGCATCATTCATTATTGGCGGGTTCATGTGGCAAAAGTACAAGCCGTTGTCATACTGCGCTTCAATTTTACAGCTTGACCCCGTACGTATTACATCAAGGTTTAACCCCAGAGACTGCGGTATCTTTATGTCTTGAGCGGCTTCAAAAGCTGGCATTTCTTTAGTGTTGAAGTTCGCCAGCATGACATCGCCTACAGATTTTGTTTTGATCTCCCCTGCCGTGTAATCATTGCCAGCATTTATTTTTGGCATTACCTGAGCGTACTTATGAGGAGCTGCGCATCCTGTCGAAATTAAACAAATAGTTATCAGTAAATATTTAAGAAAGCTCACAACTACCCCCTCTTTATTTTCTTTACTTCTTGATAATTTTGCCCAGCGCTTGTATACAAGCCACATGCCTAAGCTCAAGCTGTCACTTGTGCAGATTAGAGTTACGGACGAAGAAAAGGACCTGCTTAAACAACTCGCTGAGAAAAATAATATGTCAGTTTCTGTCTACCTGAGATTTTTAATTCACCGCGAGTCAAGCCGCTAACCTTCCCCTGTCTGTTTTAAACACCTGTAATTATAATGTAACGACAATGTAGTGACATTTATGTAATGTTTGCATAGGGGTTTTACGCCGCACGATTGCGTATTTCCTGTATATGTCGCTTTTTGAATATATGCTTTTATTAAACATTACTAATTTACGGGGGTGTGTAATGTTTAATGATTTTGGTTCTTTTGTAGATGATGCTGACAAATTGCACGAGATTGAGCGTATTTTATCAGCGGATGTAAAACCTCTGGCAATGTTGGCTGCAATTATTTTGGTGATTTATAGCCGTCCGTAAATGGCGGCCGGTTCCGGCCCAGCAGGTGGTAGATCAGATCTGTGAGTTCTTCTTCTGAAAGTTCATCCAGTTGCTGTTCTGCCATCAGCCTGGCTGGTGTTTTGGGTTTGTATTGTGGCGGAGGATCGGCAATTACAGTGCTATCTGAAAAATCGTCGATGAAAAACGACATGGGTTTGCCGTATGCTTTTGCTATTTTTTTAATCGTTTCTTTTTGTGGCTCCGTATCAGAATACAAGTATTTTGTGATGGTGCCATTTGCTACACCAATTTTGCGGGCTATCTCGGACTGGCTAACCCCATCGTTCACAAGTTTTTTTATAAATTCGGTGGCTTTCATGTTTTTATTCTACCTATGTAAAAAAACTATTGCAATTTTATTCTACTGTGGTAAAAAACAAACATTATGAAATTCAACCAAACAAAATTAAAGAGCTTAAGAAAAGAAAAAAACATGACTCTGGCAGACGTAGCCAGTGCATCAAATGTGGCCTTGTCAGCAGTAGGTCATTGGGAGCTTGGCACTAGAACCCCATCCGGCCAGTCTTTAATGAATCTATCCAGAGCTCTTGGCGTTGAACCCTCGTTTTTTTTTGATTAGTATTTACACCACTGTGGTAAAAGGAAAAAACAGTGACCCTATCCCCCGCTGAAATAATGATTCTGGAAAAGCTGGAGCGCCTTGAGCGCCGCCTAGATATGTTGGTGGTGCCAGTTATTTCTGAATCAGCACGGCAGGTGCTGGGGGCTGATATGGCAACCATTAAGCAGCACAACAAAGATCTGCTGAAGCGCAAGCGGGCAGAGTACAGGGGGATGAGCCATGCGTGATTACAAATGCTATCTGCCGCACCACCGAGAGTTTGAGTTGATGAATGACAAGACCACCAATATTCTGGCCGCGCTTATCCTGGTGTTGATGGTGTGGTTGCTGTGTTGGATGTTTATCGACGCAATTGTCAAGACAGTGGAATCCGAAGAAGAGCAGCGTATTTACCGTGCTGACACGGTACGCCCGAAGGCTTTTCGCATGGCCAGCCCTACTGCTGATCAGATGGACGCCACTGAGGCGTTGTTACAGATCCAGCCACTGGTGCGGAGGTGATGTTATGGCCAAGCGAAGTGACGATGCAAGAACGCAGGTGTCTGGCATGTATGGGCCTTCTTGCCTGTGCGACGGGTGCAAGCTGCAAGGCCGCTGCCGTGACTACAATCTCCACGCAAGGGATAGTGTGCTGGCCTGGGTTAATGGGTATCAGGTCGGATGCAGTGAGTATGTCCCCCAGTGGTTTAGGGGCGTTGAAGGGGTGAGGCCATGAAACCAAAGAAGATTGTTATATGGGCAGATGTTGAGTGGTCTGACGGCACGTGTAGCATTATGGATATGTCTACCGTTGCTGTAGGGCAGGTCTGGCATGATGGCAGCGGCAAGAACGGTATTACCGTTGTATCTGTGTCCAAGCGTTGATGAGTTACCCGGCGGGTGTTTCCTCCTTCCAGCCTGCCGGGGCTTTTTATTTGTGGGGTGTGTGATGATCAAGATTGATCTGTCTGGCGATAAAGAAATAATCCGCCGTTTAAATAATCTGCGTGAGCGAGATCTGCGGTTCAGCGTGGCTTATGGATTAACTATGATTGCCAAGGATGCACAGGCTGAAGAGATCAGGGTTTTGCCTGAGAAGTTCACACTGCGTACTGGCTGGTGGAAGCCCAACACACCTTACGGTATCAAGATCATCCCAGCAAATAAGCAGACGCTTGAGTCTGCCGTGTTTACCCGCGCACCATGGTTGCCATTGCATGAGACTGGCGGTACCAAGCAGCCGCACCGCAAGCACTTGGCTGTGCCTTTGGTTGGGTCTTCAAGTATCCGTGGTGATATTCAGTATGGTGTTAAGCGTACCAAGCGTGACCTGGTTATGAAGAGCCAGAAGCCGAGAGCTTTGAGTAATGCTTTTATTATTAAGGGCAAGCGTGGTGATCTGCTGGCCCAGCGTACCGGTAAGGGCAAGCGGTCTGTGCTGCGTATCATGTACGCGCTTGAACCAAAGGCAAACATCAGCAAGCGCCTGATGTTTGAAGATGTTGCCCGTAGGGTTGTGCAGGCTGTGTGGCAGAAGCGCATGAATGATGCGATTGATTCAGCGCTCAGAACTTCGGGGTTGAAGTGATCCCCCGCGCCCCCTCTTCAGTTGAGACAGACAAACCAGAGATAATCATCCTGATGGGCTTTGATGGTTGCCATAAGCCTATGAAACAAGCGGGTCCTCCTGGGGCTTGACTCCTTGCGGTGACGCTCGACAGATCGGAAGAG